AACAGAGGGCGCTTGCCGTGAATGTGTGCAGCGTTAGCCATCATCAAAGTCATGAGTGACTTACCCTTCTTCGCTTCACCAACGAAGGTAATCAACTGCTGTGGACGCAAGCCAGAGGTAATACGATCCAACCCATTGATGCCCGTGGGAATACCACGAATGGCGTTGGGCATCTTGCGCAGTTCGTCGTACTTGTTGACACGACCTTCCCAAGACTCAATGAGGTCTACGTCACGAAGACGAGCAACATCTGCGGCGGCCTTCTGCACTCCAGCAGAAAGCAACTTGAATGCTTCTGTAGTGTCACCCTCTTGCAGGGCAGGCATTGCAGACGACATGGCCTCAACCAGGTTGCGATGTCTATATGCTCCGTACACTTCATCAATGAGTGCACTGAACGGTTCGTTCTTTGCATCGACAAGTTTGATGTCACCAAACTCCTGCTTGAGTGCTCGAGCAGTCGGTACGGAACCGTGGTCACGCCAGTAGGTAACGACCCATGACCAGATAGTTGCCCACTCTTGTGTGAGGTGGTCTGACTTCAGACCGTGCTTAATAGGATATGCAATGTCAAGTTCTTGGATGACCTTGCTTACGAGGAGTTGTTCTGCACTAGCCATCAGTACGACCACATAGTTTCTGCGCCAACGACTGTCGCTCGTGGTCCAATAATCCTGTAGTGATCTGAATCTGCAACGTAGATGGTGGTGATACCACGATTGATGTTGAGATCGTCACGCAGTTCATTAATGTCATTGTACGAAATCACTGCGACCGATACTCCCTTCCTTGTAAGCCACGAATCGATTGCCTCTGCAACCTGTGGTGGCATGAATGTGTAAACCTCAAAACCGATCCCTAATCGGTTGACCGCATCACTCAACTGCTTGACAGCAAGCGTGTTGGGTTTCCACGATCTGATGTAAGTATCCCACTTCTCGTTCCTGAGAAGCAAGGATGCTTTGATCTTGGACAGTCCCTCTGGTGGTGTAGCAAGCACACCCTCAAAGACAACAGCCTTACTCTTTGGTGAAAACGGTGCTAAATCATTCCCTTGCATACTGTGCTGTGCGGTAATCCTTCCCTTCAAAAGGAATCTGTAATGTTGAGTCCTGCAGGATAGAGGAAATGCGCTCCCCATACAACCTGCCAAGTGATTGAATACTGTGCTCTGAAGTGACGATGGTAATCAACTTGTTTTCATAACGGCTGTTGAGCAGAGAAGACAGGGCGCTCTTAGTAAAGTCGGTCTTCTTTTCGTTACCGATACCGTCCAGAACCAAAACGTCGTACACCGAGTTGGCATACTTCAGCAGATATGGGTCGCCATAGATGTCTGGCAACTCGCCATCGTTACGGATCTCGTCGTACGATGCCTCAACAAACTTCTCAGCAGTGATGAAGAAGCCACCAATCTGATGGTTGACGACGATCTCACGAAGCAATGCGGTAGCCAAGTGTGTCTTACCAGTACCCGTGTTGCCACAAAGAAACAAACCCTCACCGTTCTCCCTGTTGACCTCAAAGTTTGAGTACCAACCACGAACAGCCTTGAGCACACCCCAACTGCCCATGTCTTCGTTGTAGTTGTCAAATGTTGAGTCTGCGTAACGCTTTGGAATGTGGGCGTTAGCCAACCGTTCAAGCGTTGGACGGTTGCGCCAGTAGCGAGGACCATGCCAGTCAGTCATTGAGGTACTTCTCCAATCTTGGGTCGAAAGTGTATTCAGAAGAATCCTTCTTGACAACACCGTCTTGAACTCTTTTGTACAGGTCACTGCGTCGTGCAGCAAATGATCGCCACGGAACTTTGTCTGCCTCAAGGGGAACACGTTTGATGTCATCAGCAAACATGTCAATCATGCGGTACACCTGATCGTGGGTCACCCCTTCTTCAAACATCTTCTTGAGAACAGATGAAAAGGCTGGACCGTTTACCGTGGCGTTGATTGACGTGTTGAACGTCGTCGTGCGATCACGGAAGTAGTTGATGATGTCTCGCATGTTGGGCTTGGTGCTAGGAGCAGATGGCTTGTCCGTATCTGCACCGATGACTTTTACATCCCAATCATCAGAAGGCTTTCGGCGTGTAATGGGCAACCTTCACTTTCTTTGCTTGGGGCTTCTGCTCTTCGGTGATTTCGCTCTCATTCAGAACGAAGATCGTGCTCTTCACTGGCTTGCCTTTTTCGTCAAGGGTGGTGACTGGCACCTCCCACATCCAACGCATCGTTCGCTTCACTGGTCGTTTCCTTTCTCCATCATCTGGAATTGGCGTTTCCACTTAGGGTCAGACATGATAACTGAGGGAAGTGGTTTTTCATTTCTTTCCGTCCCCCCATGTAGAGAATGATTATTCTCTATATATTGGGTGTCACCCATGACACCCCCCGAGGGTGTCACCCATGACACTAGGGTGGTGTCACCCGTGACACCCTGGGTAGTGTCACCCATGACACCCCCATGAATCTTGGCTTCTGGAGTGTTGAAGTCCACGGTGTAGATGTTCGTCTGGCTATTTCCCTTTGCCGAACGGCGTTTCGTCTTGTGGATTGCCCCGAGGTCCACCAGTTTGTGCATGCTCCTGATGACCGTGCTTCTGCTGGTACCTGTGATCTCTGCGAGGTGGTCGTAAGAGGTTGTAATGCGCTGGGTCTCCGTGTCCATGTAAGTGAGCGCATAGGTGAAGATTGCCAACGTCGTGGAATCTCCCTTGAGGTACTTGAGCACCCAGCGAGGAACTGGGATGAACTGACCACCGAACTTGTTGTTTGCTTTTGCCATGTTTGCCTTCTCTGGTTTGTGTGCTATATTCGCTTTACGGAAGGTCCCCCTTCAGCCTTCCTGCCGATCCTGTCCCCCTTTCTGCAGGATGCGGCGTGTTACGGGATTGAGGGCGGTGGGTTTTTTCCTTCTTTGTACCCACCGCTCTCTCCCTAACTCTCTACTACCTCGACAGACCCGTCTGAGTAGGTCTTCACGGTAACCGTCTTTACAAGCGTTTTAAGAGCCGTTTTCTGCTTGGTGGCTACCTGGGTAGGGGTAGTGGTTTCTGACGCATCCTGGAGGCTCCTAGGGGCCTCTCCGTGGCTTTTAGGGGCACTGGTATCGTCGTCTTCTACCCTCAGAGGAACTAACCCATTGGTCAATTCCAGGACAATCATGTTGCGCTCGGCAGCCCCAAAAACAAGGCGCTGGGTGAACTGGGTTGGCTCACCGTTTTCGTCGGTATCAAACAGCACAAGGACGTGTCCCTCTGGGTACAGGTCCAGAACATCCAGCAGGTTCCCAATGACCCTGAAGTCCTTGGCGGCTTGCTTGACGGCAGGGGAAATCTTGCCAGTCTCTGAGTAGACGATGAATGGCACGCTGTGGTCAATCATCCAATCCAAGACCCGTGCCTGTCCGTTGGAGGGCTTTCCAGTCCACAGGTAGTGGTAGGTGCCACCTTCCTTGATGTCCTTCAACCCTACTTCAATGACGTTTTCAGGAGCGTTGCCTGCCCCTCCAATGATGTAATGCATGTTGTTCCTTATTTTGTGATGGACTTCTTGTGGGCCATATCCCCCACGAGCGTGAGCAATCGTAGCACTGCATGTGCAAATCCTGCAAGTGTTGCCACGGTCAAACCTGACAGCCAACGATCATCAAAGTCAATGACAAAGGTTGCCCCGTAGGACAGCACAACTCCCACGATGACCTTTACCCACGGCATTGCCTCTCGTGGAGTAAGGGCATCAAATAACTGAACGAGTTTGTAGACGGCTAGTGCACAAATGATGTAGTTCATGTCTTTCCTGGAATCCAATCGTATTGAATGTCGTAGTCGATGTTTGGGTCAAGAAGAACTGTAACGGGAAGAATCTGCGGCAACAACTTTTCAACAGCCTCAATAGTTTTCTTTCGGTTGGTGCTGTAGGTTGAGTACGAGGCGTAGTCGCTACCACTCCACTGGTGGTCAGCAAAGTTGTCTTGGTAAATGAATCCACCAAAGTCAGAGTCTCCGTTGAAGAAGTTTCCGTATGCAACTGGCTCTACCATCCACTCACTGACTGTGGTTGTGGCGCTTGCCCCAAGACCAAATTGCATAACTGGGTAGGCCATAGTGCTTGCGCTGGACGGCATAAGAATGACACGGCGTCCAGTCGGGGACAAGTTGGTAGCCATGACGTTTTCGTATTGCGGCGAGCCAGACCAAGTTGCCCATCCAGCGGAGGCAGACCAGTGTGCACTGTGCACACTTCCGCTACCACCAAGTTTGATCGAAGACCAATATTCAGTATCAGGGTCAACAGGGACAGCAACCAAAGACGTCAGGGCAAACTGTGCAGATGCAGTGTCTGTGTTTGTGATGGTAAGGATACTTCCATTTTTGGTGTAGGTGACAAGACCAGTCTCTGCACTGAAGTCCCACTTCTTAGTTCCAGACGTGATGTAGAACTCAGAGTCAGCAACAAGGTTTGAGCGCTCTGCGTACACACGGAACGTGTAGCGAGGAGAGGTAGGAGATTCAATGACGTCAACACGACATCCACTGATTGCTGTGATGTATTGCTGTGTAGCCTCGATAGTTCCTTTACGTTGGCGATAGTAACCAATGTCTTGGAGAATCTGTCGAGTGCGAGAAACTCCAATGTCAAGTACACCAACCTCAAGACCAAACATTGTTGACAGTTGGTCAATGCTTTCTGACTCAGTCAGGTTAGGGTCATACTGCGTCATCACCGAGTTAATGAGGGTGCGTGTTCGGTCCATCTCAAAACCAAAGATGTCAATGAACCTTTGAAGATGTCCACGCTGCTGCAGTTCAGGGTCATCATTTCTACCTTCAACATCTGCAGTCCTATGAAAAGTTGGGATACGGTTCCAAAGCAAGTTGGAAGATCCGTAGTTGTATGGGACCAACTCTTGCAATGTGGCTACACGCTCGTACCAGTTGACTCCAGTAATACCAGTACCGTTTTGGTTCCAGTGCAGGAACAGCGAGTAGTACGCCCAGCGACCACTTGCCACTCCTGTATGGGTAACTGAGTAAACGTCATCAAGGTGGGTTTGTGTCTTAATGATCGTTCCATCTGACACCGTTTCAGGAAACCCAGTCTTGGAGTACACAAGAACAATTTCAAATATTCCTGAGTCACCGTCAACAATGGTTTCTCTGTCGACAAGTTCAATGATTGACCATGACAGGTTGACGCTGTTGTAGTTGCTGGATATAGCGTTGAACTCAAGGATTTCTTCTCCGCCAGTGACAGCAAAAACAAAACCATCTGCACGAAGTGCACTGTCTGAGTCAACACGGGTAAGACCAGTTGGCGCTGTGTCTACGTCGCTACGAAGATAAGAACCAAACGGGTTTGCGTCTGGTGCAGATATGTTGTCTTTGCGACGAAGTCTAAACGAGGTGTACGCCATATTAAACCGTTGTGATTCCTCCGCTGGTGTTCACGACCAAGTCGTCAAGCAACAGCAGGTTGTTGTCGGATGCCTTGACACCCTTAAC